AGGAAGAGGATGCCACAGTTCTCGGCTTGCTCACCGTTGACAGCTGGAATAACATCGACAAGTACTCTCATATCAAAAATGCATTCTTCGTGTTCGACGAACAGCGCCTGGTCGGGAGTGGAGCTTGGGTTAAGGCCTTTCTTGAGATTGTCAAGAGCAATCGTTGGATACTCCTTACTGCTACACCCGGAGACGTATGGATGGATTACGTTCCGGTGTTCATCGCCAATGGCTTTTATAAGAACCGGACCGAGTTCATCCGAGAGCATGTCGTCTACTCGCCTTTCAAGAAGTTTCCCAAAGTCCAGCGCTATCTGGGTGTTTCCCGCCTGAACAAGCAGCGCGAACAGATTCTCGTTCACATGCCGTATGAGAAGAGCACGATCCGGCATTCCAAGACGATCTATGTGGATCATGACGCCAATCTGCTGAGCGACGTCATAAAGAGACGATGGCATATTTATGAGGATCGCCCCATTCGAGACATAGCAGAGCTCTGGTGGGTGATGCGAAGGGTCGTGAACTCACACACGTCCCGTTTCGAGGCCATTAGAGACCTTCTGACGGCACACAAGCGCTTAATAGTGTTCTATAGCTTCAATTACGAATTATGGGCTCTACGGGCTTTAAATTCGGAAATCACCATAGCGGAATGGAATGGTCACAAGCACGAGGACCTCCCAGATACCGAGAGATGGGTCTATCTGGTCCAGTACGCAGCCGGGTCTGAGGGGTGGAATTGTACCTCCACGGATGCGATTGCATTCTATTCTCTGACGTATTCGTACAAATCTTGGCATCAAGCGCATGGTAGAATCGATCGTTTGAACACTCCATACACCGATCTGTACTACTACACGCTGAAATCCAAAAGTGTGGTAGATGCAGCGATTTATAGGAGTTTGAAAGCCAAAAAGAACTTCAATGTGGCCGGATTCGATGAAAAATTGCTACAATGAGCTCCCAATGTCTAAATGCCAAGATTTTTAGGCAAAAAAGTTTTTATATAATTTGCCTATAATGTCTATTATACACTACGCGGGTGCGCAAGGTAATATATAGCTATTAGGTATACGTATATAGAAAACTTTTTCAATGCCAATATTCTTGGCAAAGTGGCAGTTGATATTTTGCCCAAGGCTCGTGTGTTGCCCAAGGCCTTAAAAGGTGGTGAAACATGGAGGAAGAACGCTGGCTAGAGATAGAAGATTTCCCAGGTTACAGTGTAAGCAACTGGGGATGGATACGATCTGACAAGTCTGGAAGAGTTTTGGCTCAATCAGAGAACCAGTTCGGATTGGTTTGTATAGGATTGATGCAAGACGGTGAACAAAAACATAGATCAGTTCCTCTCCTGGTGGCCAAGGCTTTTCTCCCTGATCATTTCGAGGCCTATGATACGCCCATCAATCTAGATGGAAACAGGTGGAATAATCGTGTGGAGAATCTTGTGTGGCGTCCAAGATGGTTTGCCATTAAGTACAATCAGCAATTCAAAGATCCCTATCCTAATCACATTCCTAATCCGATCGAGAATCTGAAAACTGGGGAGATCTGCAGTGATTCATTCGAATGTGCGACTAAATATGGAGTTTTGGAATCTGATTTGGTGCTTTCGATTCTGAATCGTACCTATGTTTGGCCCGTGTATCAAGAATTTGGCATGGTTGAACTTTAGACATTATTACGCGTTATAATCGCACACTATAATGGAAGGAATAGGAATGGGTGTCGTAGTCTAGACACCTTTTTGTCTTAAGGAAAGGCGCAATGACTGAACGTCAATATCAATCCAAGCTTATCAAAAAGCTTGCGCGCATGTTTCCTGGATGTGTAGTGTTGAAGAATGATCCTGCACATCAACAAGGCATTCTCGATCTAACCCTTCTTCATGGCAGAAACTGGGCTTCTCTCGAGGTCAAGGATTCTGTCGATGCAAATGTTCAACCTAATCAAAGACATTTTGTTAAAAAGCTAGACGATATGTCATTTGCAGCATTCATTTATCCCGAGAATGAGGCGGAGGTATTGAGTGCGCTTCAACAAGCATTTAAACCTCCAGGGTGAACATGCATTCTTAAGCCCCAGTTCGTATCATTGGATTCATTACACACCGAATCGTCTTACCGAGCGGTGGACCTCAGCACAAGCATCTGCTTATGGTATTGCACAACATGAGTATGCTCAAAGAGAGATCAAAGCAGGTAGGCTCTCTGATCTTGCTGGTACTGTAGGTATGTACATCAATGATGCAATTCGGTATAGAATGGTTACTGAACAGGTTCTATTCTATTCTGAAAATTGTTTCGGTACAGCTGATGCTATTGCATTCAGGTACAACACTCTTCGTATTCATGATCTGAAGACCGGGATCTTCCCGGGCTCTGTTCATCAGCTTGAAATCTATGCCGCTCTGTTCTGTCTCGAGTATGATAAAGATCCTTTCGAAATCAATATTGAGCTTCGCATCTATCAAGACAATGAAGTCATGGTCTTTGATGCGGATCCAGAAGACATCATGTTCATCATTGAGAAGATTCAAGAATTCGATAAGCAGATCTCTATTCTAAGGCTAGAGGAGGAGTCATGATTATTAAAGAAGAAGATCATCTTCAGCATTATGGCACTCCTCGGCACTCTGGTCGGTATCCGTGGGGTTCCGGCGGTAATGCTGCGTCAACAAGGAATCGTAGTTTTCTTGATTCTGTTGAGATGATGAGGAAGCAAGGAATGTCGGAAACCGAGATCGCTCGTGGTCTTGGAATTACGACGACTCAGCTTCGGGCAAAGAAGACGATTGCTCGTGCAGAACGAAAGCAAGAGCAGATCGATCAAGCCCAACGACTTAAGGATAAGGGATACTCAAACGTTGCCATTGGTGAACGTATGGGTCTCAATGAATCTTCAGTTCGTTCTCTCCTTGCTCCTGGATCAAAGGATAAGGCCAACGTTCTCGAGACTACCTCTTCGATGTTGAAGAGTCAGGTAGACAAGAAGGGTTATCTCGATGTTGGTAGCGGTGTCGAGAATCATGTCGGCGTCAGTAGGGACAAGCTTCAGACCGCTGTAGCCATGCTTCAAGAGCAGGGCTACAAAGTGCATTACTTCAAAGTCGAGCAAGTCGGTACTGGTAAGCAGACCACCATCAAGGTATTGGCTAAGGGTGATAGTCCTTTCCCAAAGCGTGACCAGATCAAGTCCATTACCGATTTCTCAGATGATGGTGGCCGATCCTTTCTCGGTCTTCATCCGCCAATCTCTGTGAACTCTAGGCGTATTGGGATCAATTATGCAGAAGATGGTGGAGCCGATGCAGATGGCGTCATCTACATTCGTCCTGGAGTGAAGGATCTTTCTATCGGTAATGCTCGCTATGCTCAGGTTCGTATCGCTGTTGACGGTACGCATTATCTCAAGGGCATGGCGATGTATAAGGATGATCTTCCTGAAGGTACCGATCTTGTGTTTAATACCAGTGCTAAGAACACAGGACGCAAGAAGGATGCTATGAAGCTGATGAAGGATGATCCCGACAATCCTTTCGGGGCCATCGTTCGTCAACGTATTGAGAAGGGTCCTGATGGCAGAGAAAGAGTTACTTCTGCCATGAATATTGTCAATGAAGAAGGAAACTGGGAAAATTGGTCTAGAAGTCTTTCTTCACAATTTTTGTCTAAGCAGAACCCTGCTCTTGCTAAAACTCAATTAAATTATACATATGAAACAAGGAAGAATCAGTTAGATGAGATATTATCTCTTACGAATCCTACTGTTCGTAAGAAGCTTCTCGAAACTTATGCAGATGCTACTGATGCTGCAGCTGTACATCTCAAAGCAGCAGCTCTACCACGTCAAGCATCTCATGTAATTCTTCCTATTAAATCCATGAAGCCTGGCGAAGTGTATGCTCCTAACTATCGTAATGGTGAACGAGTTGTTCTGGTTCGGTATCCTCATGGTGGAACATTTGAGATCCCCGAACTTAAGGTGAATAACCGTCATTCTGAAGCTAGGAAGCTTATTGGTAGTGGAGCCAAGGATGCAATCGGTATTCATCATAAGGTTGCTGAACGTCTTTCTGGTGCGGACTTTGATGGCGATACAGTTCTTGTCATTCCCAATGATAGGGGTTCTGTAAAAACATCCCCCGCCCTGGAAGGATTGAAGGGGTTCGATCCAAGATCTTCTTATCCTAAGTATCCTGGAATGAAGGTAATCTCGCCTAGTCGTAAGCAGCAAGAGATGGGTAACGTTACCAATCTAATTGCTGATATGACTATTCGTGGTGCTAACTCTGAAGAGTTGGCTCGTGCTATTCGACATTCTATGGTTGTTATTGATTCTGAGAAGCATGAGCTGGATTACAAGGGATCTTATGCAGCCAATGGCATTGCTCAGTTGAAGGAGAAGTATCAGGGCAAGACACCTACCGGTAAACTTCGTGGTGCTTCTACCTTGATTACCAAAGCTTCATCTGAAGTTAGAGTTCCTGAAAGAAAGCCCCGGTCTGCAGCAAAGGGCGGTCCTATCGATCCGGTTACTGGTAGGAAAGTCTATGAAGAGACAGGGCGTACTTATATAAACAAGATGGGTAAGACTGTGTCTAAGACTACAAAGACTACCCGTCTTGGTGAAGCTCATGTAATTGGTAAGGGTGCAGAAGCTTTGTCTTCTGGTACCGCTATGGAGCAGGTGTATGTTGAGCATTCCAATAAGCTGAATGCTCTATCTAATACAGCTAGGAAGGCCGCAGTATCCACAAAGGGTACGCCCTATTCACCTTCAGCAAAGGTCGCCTACTCAAATGAAGTGGCCTCTCTAAATGCGAAGTTGAACCTGGCTTTAAAGAACGCACCCCTTGAAAGACAAGCCCAGGTCCTGGCAAACACCCAGGTATCTCAACGCCGCCAGGCTAACCCAGCCATGGATCCTGCTGATGTGAAGAAGATTAAGTCACAAGCATTGACTGAAGCAAGAGTTAGAACAGGTGCAAAGAAGCAGATGATTGTACTAACTCAACGTGAATGGGATGCGATCCAGGCTGGTGCAATCAGTAATCATAAGCTGACACAGATCATTAACAACAGTGATCTGGATACAGTTAAGAAGTTGGCTACACCTAAGCGTGAGCTTAAGATGACACCAACAAAGAGACTGAGAGCACAGGCCATGCTTGGCTCAGGCTACACTCAGGCTGAGGTAGCTGATGCATTGGGTGTCTCACTAACAACACTCAAGACTAGTATCAGTGAGTGAGGTGATGGATGACTGATACTACTGAACCAACTGAGTACATGCTAACAACTGTTGACAATCCATTCGATCCATTCACTAGATTCGAAGAGTGGTTGGCATACGATACTGATGCAGGTTACAACACTCCCGCTTTGTTAGCCCGTGTTGCCAAGGTTTCAGATGAATTAAGCGAACCTGACCAGGCGCTAGCAATACAAGAAGCAATTGATGAGGTGTGCCGGGAGAACGTGTCAGGAATGTTTCGTAAAGTTTCAAAAAATTCTACAAAAACAATTTGAACAAAAATATTTTTATAAAAAAATTTGGGAGGATTTTTTTGATAGGGGGGGAGGGGTCGCGAATTCTACCCCCCCTTGCAT